TCTTCGAGGACCTGGCGTTCTTCACCGGCACAGGGGCGGGTGAGCCGGAGGGCATCTTGAACGCGGACGCGACGGTGGTTGTGGCGAAGGAAGGCGGGCAGACTGCCGACACCATCGTCCTGAACAATGTGCTCAATATGTACTCCCGGTGCCTTCCGAGTTCGCTCAACACGGCGGTCTGGGTCACCAACCAGACGACCTTTACCGAACTGATGACCCTCTCCCTGCCGGTTGGCACGGGTGGATCTTCGGTTGCGCTGGTGGACATTCGCAGCGGTCCGTTTGCGACCATGCTGGGCCGTCCACTAATCATCACGGAGAAGGTGCCGGTTCTCGGCGACCAGGGCGATCTCAACCTGCTCGACTTCTCTTACTACCTGGTGGGAGACCGGCAGGCCGTCTCGATGGAGACGAGCGAGCACGCCCGGTTCCTCAACGACGAGACGCTTCTGCGCGTGATCTCTCGCGTGGACGGTAGGCCCTGGATTCAGAGCGCATTCCAGCCGGTGAACGGTTCCACTGTGAGCCCGTTCGTCACGCTCGCAGCGAGGGCGTAATCAAGTGATCCAACCCCGGCAGGCAATCAACCCCCTGCCGGGGCTAGCGCACCGGAGCATTGAAACCCTTCGGCGCAAGGAGGAAAAGGAAAAATGGAAGGACTAGGACAAAGTCACAACTATGTCCACATCGGTGACTCGGTGATCTGTGACATGAAGAACTACAGCGGAGCGACAATCTATGCCTATGAGTCCTCAGCGGAGGCGGTCATCTCGCTGAAGCAGCGGCTCAATGGTGGGTCCCCCGCCGCATTGGGGAACGTGATCGACCACTACTACACGAGCGACGGGGCCGGTGGGGCATGGTCGAAGCAGACCCAGACCGCAGATGACGAGGTGACGAAATCCAGCGCCGCCGCCCAGTCCCTCTGCGCCATCGAATTCGACCAATCGATGTTCTCCGCCAATTACAACCAACTGGAGGTCGAAGTGGACGGCTCCTGTGTGGTTAGTGTCGTGCTGCACGGCCTAAAGGTCCAGCGGACGCCGGAGAACCTTCCAGCGGTGAAGTCCTAAACCAATGGCTAACCTCGCTGACATTCGCGCACGGCTTACGTCTCGATTCCCGCAAGGGCATGACGTGTATCGATGCCTGGATGAGAGCGACTTCGACGGCGCGGCTGACTACATCAAGGACAAGTACAACTACGAGCACCCGCTCGAAGCGAAGGTGAGAGCGCTCGGGGCAGTGTCTCCGGTTCCGGTTCAGTCTCCGGAACCGGAGGAAGAGGTGGTTGAAGGCGTGATCGAGGAGGCCACTGAGGAGCCCGCAGAGGCCGTGATCGTAGGCGGATTCGAAGAGCCGGCGCCGCCGGAAGAGCCAGAACGATCTAAGCCCAAGAGGCGAAGGAGTAACAGATGAGCAACCCAAGTCAAGGGCAGGCAGTCCGCGAGACGACCCTGGGCATCGTCGTCAACAAGACGATGGCCGCACTCGCCAGCGCCAATATCTTCACGGTTTACGGGCGCAATCTCGTGACTTTGCTCACGGGCTCGGTGACGGTCGAGGCCGACGGCGGCGCGACGACTATCAAGCTCCAGACGGAGACCAACACGATCGACCTCTGCGCCGCCACTACCGTAACTGGCGATGCGGTGGGCACGACCTACTTCCTGACGGGCGAGGTTGCGGTGATCCTGAACGGCACCGGCAACACGCCGATTATCGACGTGGGCGCGAACCTTACGGGTATGCCGTCCTCGCCGGTCATTCTCGGCAGGCCGGACACGCTCGACGCCATCCAGCTTGTACAGACGGGCGATGACGCCAACCTGGAGATCGCTTGGCTGCTGACGTACATCCCGCTCGACGAGGGCGCATACATCGAGCCTGCGTAATGGCTGGTTACAACCCTGGCCTAGAGGCCAAGCTCGACACGATCCTCGGGGTTCTCGGGACGACCAAGCGTTCGCTGTGGCCGTTCTGGGAAAAGACGGGGACTCTCGTTACCGGGATTGGCGTTGGGGACTTGACGGCGGCGGAGTCGGGTGGTTCTGCGGAGGCGCTTGAGGATGACTTTTCGCCGCTGCTGCTTCCTTGTGGGCTGTTCTCCTACCACTTCCACCCCACGGGGGATCACCATCTCGCCGGGATCGACCACGCCAACTACACATTTACCACGGGCGCGGTTTCATGGGGCGCATGGATACGACCGAACGCCATCGCCTCGAACGTCATCATGGCCAAGTATGACTCCGCCGGGAATAAGGAGGAGTGGCGGTTCTGGATCGACGCTGACGGCAAGCTCGATTTGGAACTACATGACGCTTCGGCCTCGGCTACTGAGATCGCGGTATCGGATGCGGCGCTGACACAAGGACTCCTTCAGTTTGTCGTGGCCACTTACGACGGCACCGCCGACGGCCCGGAGGTTTTTCTGTACGTGGATGGCGTTGCGGTGAATGACGGTAGCACGACGGAGGATGGTTCCTTTGTCGGCATGGAGGACACGGACGCTCCGCTGACCATCGGGTGCGGGGGTGTCACGGCCACACCGACAACGGAGTTTCACGGACGGATCGCCATGCCGTTCATTACGGGCAAAGAACTCACCGCCGCTGAGGTGTCACAGCTTTACAACCTGATGAATCCGATGGTGGGGCTGTCGTGAGCTGGGAGCAGTACGCGGCCATCAAGGAAGAGGCCCGCGATCTGGAGGAGCAGGACAAGCAACAGGAGAACGTTGCCTGTCCGCTCTGTGGTGAACCACTGGACAACCGAGACGGAATCTTGAACTGCGCGCTTGGGCACTATCGAACAACGGAGGGGTCGACGCAGGGAACATAAACGGAATACCTGCGTCGCTCTCTTTCTCCTCGAAAGCAGGGAGTATTAGGTGAGTAACGCTACGAGGTGGTACACCTCGCGGGAAGCGGTGAAGGCCGCTGCTGGCTTAGACGGTAGCGCCATCGATGCCGTAATAGACGCGCAGATCGAAGCTGGCAGCGAAACAGCCGAGCAGGTCCTTAAGCGCACGTTTATCCCCGTTACTGAATCCCGCTATTACGACTGGCCGCAAAAGGCTGGCCGGAGCGCGATCCTCTACGAGCCGCGAGAGGACATCCTTGATGTGACGGAGTTGACCGCCGGGGGAACAGCTATCGTCCTGGGGAGCATCTTCCTTGAGCCCGTCAACGAGCCGCCCTACCGCCAGATCGAGATCGACCTGTCTACGTCAGCGGCGTTCCAAGCAGGGGATACCACGCAGCGGAGTGTTGTTGTTACAGGGCGGTTCGGCTACTCCGAAGCCACCAAGACTGCGGGGACCGTGGCGAGCGGGCTGGCATCAGATGCCGCCGCTACTACGTTTGTCTGCTCCAGCGCAGCGTTGATCGAAGTGGGGGACACCTTATTGATCGGCACCGAGGCGCTGTTCGTGTCCGGGCGGGCGTTCGTGACTTCGGGCACTACGGTCAACGACGCCGATGTCACCGAATCCCTGAGCGATGTCACGATCACGCTGACGTCCGGGGCGGCGGTCAACGTGGGTGAGGTGCTACTGCTGGACTCGGAGAAGGTCCGCGTTGAGGCGATCAGCGGCAACGATATCACGGTCGAGCGGGCGGTCGACGGCTCCGTGCTGTCGGCTCACTCCACCGGCATCACCGTCTACGTTGCGCGGACCCTGACGGTTGTGAGGGGGGTCAACGGTACGGACGCGGCGGTACATGCCAACAGTGCGGCGATCACGAAGTACGCTCCTGCGGCGCTGCTGGCGAAGTGGGTACGGGCGATGGCGATCCTGGGGGTCAAGGAGGGCGCGTCCGGCTACACCGGGCAAATCTCAGGCGACTCGGCGGTCAACATCAACGCCAACGAGGTCGAGCGGTTGCGGATGCAGTGCATCGAAGCCTTCGGGGTGGTTTCGATCTGATGGCGAGGGTCACGATCGACACTAGCGTTGCGGGGCCGTTCTTCGGCGCGTCCCAGAAGGTGATGAAAGAGGCGAACCGGGAGTGGGTGAAGGACATGGTGAACGAAGGCCGCGCTAAGGCTCTGTCGCAACTGTACGTCGGGCACGGTGAGCTTTCGGGCCGTTACAAGTCCACGATCCACGGAACGATAGTGAGTAATCTTCACGGCGGCATCGGCAACGAAGGCACGCGAAAGATGGCGATCATCGGGAATTGGCTAGAGTCCGGGTCGCGTCACCAGGGCCGCTTCAAGGGCTATGGGATTTGGCGTAAGACTCGCCAGCACATCACCCGCCTATCGAGAGAGTTCGGCGGCAAGGTCTATAAGCGCGCAACGAAGAGGTTGACGTGACGGACGCGACGACAAACCTTGACGCGCTCCGGGTGATCCAGTCTCACGTCAAGGCGATCGGCAAGGTGAGCAAGGTGGTGATTGGCGAGCCGAAAAAGGGGATGCAAAACGGAGTCGTCGCTGTGATTCCGATGACGGGTCGCGTCGACGAAGTAACGCTACAGACCATGCGCGAGATCCATGTTGTAATGCTTCGCCGATACGAAAACATGCTACGCGAGCCACAGGAGCAGGTGGAGTTTGACCTGGATCGTTGGCGCGCGCAAATCGCCGCCGACCTCGCCGGGGACTTCACGATCGGCGGCGAAGTGGCGTACCTGCTGCCGACCGAAATCGAATGGCGCTGGGGATACGCGCAGATCGAAACTCTCTGGCATCGCATTTTGGAATTTGAGTTTGCTTATCGGATAGACGACCGGGCGACGTTCGCACCGTAGGGAGAAGCACATGAGATTACGCGCAGTAGGAACGGTAAGCATCAAGGACAAGGACGGCACGCAGCTTCGATGGGCTGACGGGGAAGTGTTTGACCCGCCAGACCACATGAACGTCAAGAAGGCGCTGGCGCGGGGGATCGTCGTGGAGGCGGGTACGCGCCGGAAGAGAGAAGAGGTGAGCGATGAAGAGTAGCGGGCTCGGTGACAACTTATACGTCAACGGAAACAACCTGTCCAACGACATCAAGGCCGTTACCCGGCTCGGCTGGCCGTCGGCGCACCTAATACGCACCGGTATCGACAAGAGCGCCCACGAGCGTGCCTACGGACTCGCTGACGGTGAGATCGCCTGTGATGCGTACTGGAACTCCGACTCTGGGGGAGCGCACCCCGTTCTAAAAGCCAGCCTCACGGACGCGCTGGTGACGTACTTCCGGGGCACGGCTCAGGGGAATGTCGGCGTGTCGTTGGTCGCACACAAGGTTGCGTTCGGGCAGAACCGATCCGCCGACGGCGACATCCTCATGCCGGTGCAGTTCATGGCGAACGGCTACGGACTTGAGTACGGGCTGCAAATGACAGCGGGCGTTGTCCAGTCAACCGGTATCGAGACGCTAACCGGGGTGGACTTTGGGGATGACGTAGCGGCGACGGCTACCAGCTTCGGGCTCGCGGCCTATCTCCACGTAACCGACTTCGACGGCGATGACGTAACGATCACCATTCAGGAGTCGGACGACAACGGCGGGTCCGACGCCTACGGCAACATCACCGGTGGGGCGTTCACGCAGATCACAACGGCGCCAGTGACGGAGCGCATCGAGACATCGCTGACGCAGACGATCGAGCAATACCTGACGCTCGACCTCACAACATCGGCTGGTTACACGAGCGTTGACTTCGCGGTAATGATTGTCCGCTACTACTCGGCCAACCGAAACGAAGGGGCGACGGCATGAGGACTAACTTTTATCGCTCTGGCCAACAGCTCTCCGGGCAGGGTCACGGTCAGGCCGAAGGGATGCAGGCGATCACGGCGGCGAAACGACAGGGCAGTAAGCCGTGCCCGAAGGATGGCTGCGAGCGCTGGGAGAAGGGTTACAGCATCACTCTTGATCTGAGCGACGAGAAGGACGCGAATCTCTATCGCTACATCAGAGAAGGCAAGGCGGGCCAGCACAAAGAAGCGGCGCTGGTTGAGGGTGCGATCCGAATCGACTTCTTCCCCGGTCAATGCACCGGACACCGGCTGCAGTGGGAGGACGACGAGGCGATCTATTTCGCCGGGACGACTCCCGCCGGCCGCAAGCGCCGGACAACGCACGACGAATACCAGGAGCGCTATCAGGTCGGCGGTGACGCGCTCATAGAGGCAAGAACGCGACTCAAGGAAATGAACGAAGCCTAACAGAAAGAGGCCCCGCGCCGCCTGAGCTTGGCGGCATGGACGGCGCGGGGCGGTAGTGAGCCCGGAGGCTCGGCCTGATTCTAGGCCGTCTCTGGGGGAAAGGAAAACAGAGATGGCGAAAATCTCCGGACTGGGCGTCACCACGTTCAGCATTGACGACGCCGGCGGCACGCAGCGAGCCGTGAAGAACGACGTGACGACCGTAACACTGAACACCCCAAGCGGCCAGCAGGACACGACTGGGCTCGATGTCAGCGCCCATGAACGGCTGCTGCTGCTGGCGGACGGATCGTTCAACTACAGCTACGTCTGGAACAGTGCGGCGACAACAGGCATCGTCACCGTCCTCAAGGCGTACCGCACCCTCAACGGTTCGGACGTCGGCCGGACGCACACGTTCACGCACGACAGCCTGACGCTGGCTATGGACTGCCTACTGGGAGACTTCCCGTTCACCCGCGCGGCTGACGGCTCTCTCACGGGCTCCACAACCGCCAACCTGTCGAGCGGCGTGGTTCCGGCCTGGGCGTAACCAACTAGACCTATGGCGGGCGGGGCCGACCACTAGCGGCCACGTCTCTCCGATGACAACCGCCCGCCGCCTAGTGGATGGGAGAAGGAATATGAGCAAGAAGAACGGAACCGGGTATCAGATCCCGGAGACCATCGCGATTCTCCAGTTCGAGGGGAAGCACGATGGCCTGATTATCCGGGCGTCTCTTGATGCCCCATTCGGTACGGCGCTTCGGTTCGAGGAACTGAACAAGGACGATGACCGCAACGTCGAAGATGTCCGCGCTCTTATGCAGGAGTTTGCGAAGTTCCTGATCGAGTGGAACATCAAGGACCGTAACGGCGAGCCCGTCCCCGCTGACTTCGACGGGCTGATGTCCCTACCTGTCAATTTCGTTGTCGATCTGATGGGCGCGTGGAGCCGCGCTATGGCTGATACGCACCCTTTAGCGGAGACGGCCTCCGAATAGTGGACGCTCTGGCCCAACGCTGGCACATTCCGCCGTCGGCCGTGCTGACCGAACCGGCGTGGCTGGTGCGCGGCATCGCCATGCTCGAACAGAGTGAGGATGCCGTATCGCCTGACGACGAGATGAGCCTGATGCTTGAACAGCGAGCGGTGGTCGATGGCTAGCCTACCGCAATCCCTTCCGCCGAGGACCCTTCCCTGGATTGTGAATGCGTACATGGTCTCCGATGGTAACGCACGCCAAGTTCTCAAGGCGATCATCACTTGGGTCACCGTTGATGTGATGAATCACGGCACGAGGCCAGTCAGGAATAGAACCATGTGCGCGCTCCCAAACAAGGCGAGCGCGCCTGACCCATCGGCGGTGTGCGACCTTCACAATTACGCGGCCATCTTTGTCCGAACTTTCTGTTCCAATGGGCACGTTGCGCGGGCCAGCGTCCTTTACCTGTTGCAGACGGCACGCACGGCACCGCTTAGCACGGCGATTAGGCTTCGGCCCCTTGCACTCTGGACACGTTACCCTTTCAGGTTTTCGCTGAGACTCGCTCCGGCATTTAGCGCATGGGTGTCTCTGAGCGCGAGTGACGTTTGTTGCATGAGCGTGAGAGATTTCTCGGTTTCGTCCGCACTGAATACAGGCTATAAGCATTGGCTCCGCCCCTCCTTTCTTTGGAGTGTACCATAAATGGCCAATGAATTAGTTATCCGCGTCCGCGCAGACGATCAGGCGTCGTCTGTTCTCGGCTCTATTGAGGGGAAGGCGAAGGGGCTGGGCGGCGCGCTGGGCAACGTCGTCAGGGCGGGAGCGCTCGGCGGAGCGACGGCAATCGCTGGGCTGGGCATCGCGTCGATCAAGATGGCGGCGGACTTTGAGTCGTCGTTTGCCGAAGTCAAAACGCTTCTGCCCGATCTGTCGGAAAAGGCGTTCGGGAAGCTCCAGGATGACATCATTGGCGTCTCCAAGGAGTTCGGCATCGCCACTAACCAGAGCATCCCGGCACTCTACCAGGCGATCTCTGCGGGGGTTCCTTCGGACAACATCGTGTCCTTCATGGAGACGGCGGCAAAGGCGTCTATCGGCGGCGTCACGGACCTAGAGACTGCTGTCGACGGCATTACGTCCGTGGTCAACGCCTACGGGGACGAGGTGATCTCCGCGCAAGAGGCGAGCGACCAGATGTTCACTGCTGTTCGTCTGGGGAAGACGGACTTCACCCAACTCTCATCCTCGCTGTTTAACGTCATCCCGACCGCTTCCTCGCTGGGGGTTAGCTTCGGCGACGTGGCTTCCCAACTCGCCGTCATTACCGCATCGGGCACACCGACGTCCGTTGCGACAACCCAAATCCGGGCGGCGATGGTCGAGGCGCAGAAGTCCGGATCGAAACTGGACACAGCGCTCCGTGACCTTTCCGGGAAGGGCTTTGCAGACCTCATTAAAGATGGCCAGACGATGCCGCAGGTGTTCGAAACGCTGCGCCAGTCGATGCCGGAACAGGACTTCAAAGACCTGTTTGGGAGCGTCGAAGCTATGAACGCGGTGCTGGGCGTGACTGGCCCCAACTTCGATGCGGTGTCCTCTGCAATGGATGAGATGAGCAATTCCGCCGGGGCCACGGACGCGGCGGCGGCGAAGATCCAGGAGACGTTCAGCTTCAAATTCAACAAGGCCATCAACGAGGCCAAGATATTCCTCATGGAGCTAGGGCTGGAAGCGCTGCCCCACGTAACGAAGGCGCTGGAAGTCGTAGTCCCGTGGTTGCAGGAGAACCTTCCGAAGGCGATAGAGTCGGCGCGGCAAGCGTTCGAGGACATGAAGCCCGCGCTGACGGTGCTGGTCAACTCGTTCATTAGCGGCTTCAAAACGATCATGCCGCTTATTGAGGATTTCTGGGAGTTCCTCAAGGACAACAAGCCGCTGATGATCGCCGCTATCATTGCCATCGGCGTTGCAATCGTCGTGGCGTTCGGGCCGGGAGCGATTGCGTTGGCCGCGATCGTGGGTCTCATTACGGCCATCGGGCTTATCCGGGACAACTGGGATGAGATCAAGGCCCGGTTTGAGTCGGCGGGCGTCTGGGCGGACATCGCGGCGGGCGCGTTCCGGATGGTTGCCGATAACGTGCAGGACTTGATCGACCTGATCGACTCGATCATCACCGTCGTCGAGAACGTCGTCGAATTGATCTCCGCGTTGGCGTCAGGGGACTGGTCGCTCGCATGGACGGAGTTTAAGGAGCTGGCCGAAGCGACGCTAAACCTGTTCCTGGACTTCCTACAGATCGGCTTCCTTGACGAGATGGTGCAAATGTTCGTGGACTTCCTGCCGACGATGAAAGAGAAGGGCATCGAGCTATTGGATGCCATTTGGGAGGGCTTCAAGGAGCACTGGGACGACGCCGTTTACATGTATTTCATCGGGTTCCCATTGCTGATCTTCGAGACAATCGGGGACGTGCTTACGACGCTGGCGCCGAAGGGCCGCGAACTTCTCTCTGGCATGTGGAACGGGATCATCGAACGATGGGGCGAGATCGCAGGTGCTCTTGCTGGATTCCCCGAACTCGCCCGTAACGCGCTCGGGGATGTAACGGTAACCCTTAAGCAGAAGGGGCGGTCTCTCCTCTCGGGGTTCTGGAATGGGATCAACGAGAGGTGGGGTGAAATCGCGAGCTGGCTCGTTGGGGTTCCGAACCGCATTGCATCCCTGATTGGGAGTACGGCAGGGGTTCTCTTCCAGAAGGGGAAGGATTTGATCCAGGGGTTCATCAACGGAATGCTCTCAGTCGACATTCCGAACCCGCTCAACCTGATCCCCGGTGTTGGCGGGTTGCCTGGAATCAGCCTCCCTGGCTTCGATGCTGGCGGGGTTGTGCCGGGGCCGATCGGTTCTACCCAGATCATCCGTGCTCACGGCGGCGAAACGGTACTGCCCACCCACAAGGGCGGCGGCATGGACGGCGCGGTAACGGTTAACCTCACCTATGCGCCCACGCTCTCGACGGCATCGCCGTTGGAGGTGGAACGGTTGGCCACCTTGCTCGACCAAGTGCTTCGGGGCAGGTGGAGTTTGGCAGGCGCATGAGTACCGCATCCTCAGCCGCCGATTACGCGGCCCTTATCGATCTAAACGACGACGGAACGCCGGAAACGGACGTTATCTCCTACGCGCTACAGGTGACGATCCGGCGGGGGCGGTCTCGGGAGCTATCGTCCGTGGAGGTTGGGCACTGCACCATCGTCCTGAACAACGCGGACGGGCGTTTCAACCCGGTCTACGACTCCGGGGCGTACTTCGGCAACCTCGATCTCTACTCCAAGGTCCAGATCAAGGCCACGCTCTCCGCAACCCCGTACCCGCTGTTCACGGGGTACATCGTTTCCTTCACCCCCGACGTCATCAACCGAAGGGTGACGATCCAGTGCGTTGACGAGTTCTACTTCCTCCGCAACTTCCACCTGAACCTCGCGGTAGCGTCCGACAAACTGACGGGAGACCGGATCGACGCCATCCTTGACCTGTTCGACGCGACGTTCTCCGCCGCAGCAGATCTGGACACTGGTCAAATGGTTCTTCCCCGTCCCTACTGGCGGACCACGGACGCGCTTTCAGCGCTACAGGAGTGCGCCGACCACGACCTCGGCGGGATCATCTTCATATCTGCGGGCGGAGTGTTCACCTTCCGGGATCGCAACGCCAGAGCATTGGCGGAGTCTGACGGCACGATCACCCGAATGCAGGGGATCGAGTACATGTACGCCGAAGATCAGTTGTACACGGACGTGATCCTTCAAGCAGGGGGATATGAGGTTCCTGACGGCGAATCCATGATTTTCACATATCAGCCGCTCCCCTTCTTCTTAGCGAAAGGGGAGACGTGGAAGATCGACCCCAACTATGTAGGCCCTGCGCAAGATGTGGTGACGCCCGTTGCAGGGACACACTTCACGGCGAACGTTCAGCGGGACGGGTCAGGGACAGACCTGAGTTCCGACATGGCGTCGAGCTTCACAAACTACGGACACGGGGCTTCGTGGAGCATCACCAACAATTCGCCGAACGGCGTCTGGTTCCAGAAGACGGTGGTGCTCGGAAAGTTGCTGCTGCAACCTACTTCCTTGCGGACCGTCTCGGCTCAGGCGACGTCCAGCATCGCGCCCTTCGACAAGACGTATGAGCAGTCCTACCGGCTGTTGGGGCTGGGGAACCTCGTTGAGTTGCAGGGATGGGCGGACTATATCGCGTCCCACTTCTCCGAACCTCACCCACGGTTGGGGCTGACGCTGTTCCCGCATTCGGACGATTCCGACGCGCAGCTAACCCAGATGCTTGCAAGGGAGATCAACGATCGGGTGACGATCACAGACGATTCGTTTGCGTACTCGTCGCAGGTTGACGAGGACTTTTTCATCGAGGGGGTTACGCACACGCTCGACCCCGTATCACACGCGCACGAGACGAAATGGCTGTTGAGCACGTTCACGGCTGACCAGTTCTTCATCCTTGACGAGTCAGTGCTAGACGGGGAGGACGTCCTTGCCTTCGTTGCTTGATACCCGACAACAGCGGTTGAAGCTCGGCTTCAAGAAGCGTACCGCGCCCGAACTGGATTTGGAGTACCTCAACGAACTGAATCAGCGGTACGTCAACAAGGCGTTGCTCAAGGCGGGGCACGGGCTCATCACGGACTGGACGCCGATCGGGAAGGTCGAGGCGAGAGTGTACGAGGGTGCCTGGATCGTGGACTGCCCGCGTAAGGACTGCCGGAACGCGGAGTTCGCCGACCCTGACTGGCCGGTGTTTGTCTGCCGGAACTGCCGGATGGGGCCGCTGGAAGTGACGTTCCCGAAGGACAGGGAGCGGATCGAGGAAGTGCTGAAAGAGCGGCCCGTACCGCAACGTAGAAACTGGTTCACTCACGAAACGCTGGCCGACCTGCGGGCGGAGAACGCGAAGCACTTGGAGGATAACTGATGCTACAGCAAGCGTCGCTTCGGAAATTCCCACAGAGCCACGTCGCGATGATAGCTCAACCACACGTTGCAGGAGCCACAGACCGTTATCAGATTAGCCGGGTCATTGTTCGCCTTGTCATGGTCAATGTGATGCACTTCAAGGGCGCGATGGTGCTTCTCTCGCGTTTTGCCGCAGCGCTGGCAGCGGTTCCCGTCGCGCTGACGTATCAAGCGCTTGAACTTCTTTGTAAATGCGGGGCCGTATGGGAGCGTCGAAGCCCCACCCGCCCAATTGGGATTGCGCTCTCCGGTCAGGGCGTTAGATATCCGTTCGCGCGTCTCAGCAGTATGAGTTTTTCCGAAGAACGGATTGTTCGGTCCAGTGATATCGCGGCTGCGGTTGGCCTTCGTTACGGCATCAAGCCATTTGTCGGGGTCTCGCACGTCAGTGAGCGTGCGACCGGGCTTCCAGTAAGCGCCTCTATTTTTCGCACGCCGGGCGGCGATGGTCTTGTCGATGATTTCCTTAGCGACGCGCGTTCCCTTACGGGGGTTGGGTGGTCCTGGCTTTCCTTTATTGTGCGGCGTCTGGCCCTTCTTAAAGCGCGTTTCAACGCCACGGCCACCCAGCGAGTGGCCGGGGGCAAAGCGGGCAGGTTTGCGATCTTGAATACGGAGCGGAGCGATCATCGTTTCGCATCCGCACCCGCAAGCGATCTTTGGCATTGCGGCGATCTCCGCCGAACGCTTGTGATACGCCCTCATGGCTTTCTCGGCGTTACGGCGACGACGTTCTTTATCGGTGAGCACGTCACCAGTTTATCACGTGCAAGGAGTGTGTGTCATTAGTTGGGTCGTGCCGAGGACGTACGTGGCGGGAGCGGTATTGGCCGCAGCACATCTAAACGAAACGCGGGACAACCTGAACGTGCTGAGTAGAGCAGCGTTAATCCCTGAGCATAAATCAGGTTACTACTATGCGCCCATTGCTAAGACTATCGCCGCCAGCGCGTCCGAAGCCGATATTCTACAGGCGCAGCCCTTTCCTATTCCGGCCACGAGTACTTATGACCGAATCGGGATTGCCTGCGACAGTGCAGGTGCGGGTTGCAATGTTCGGTTGGGTATATACGACGACGATGGCGGTGCACCTGGTGCGCTAATTGTAGACACAGGAACCTTTGCAATCACGGGGGGCGGCGCTCTCAACCTCCAAACTATTTCCGAAGAACTAGCAGGCCCTGCCCTCTATTGGCTGGCGGGAGTATTCAGCTCCGCAAACGCTACTATCGATCTACGATCTGGGATTGGCTTTACGGGGCCGTTCGTACCTGGGTCAACAGATCCTGGTTACTCCGTTGCAGTATATCGATCCTTCTCGTTTGGCGCGCTACCAGACCCCTGGGGAACGCCAGATTCACTCGACCGGCAGGGCCAAGCGGCGATTTTCGTGAGGGCCGCATAAAGGTGCCTACCCTCCCCCGCACTAACAAGGTATCTCCCACGGACAACAAGTTCGTGCCAGCGGAGAAAACCCCCGAACACCAGCGAGGGGCGGCTGACCCGCACGCGCCATATCGGAACCTGGGCAGTCTGGCGACCGACCCGACATACACCCCCGCAGACGATACGTGGTGGATCTGGTACAACACGACCTCGGGCGAACTCAAGGTCAAGCTGGGCGACGGGACGGTTGAGGTGCTGGCGCCGTTTGCAGCTCCTCAGTCGGATGTAGGTAGCGGAACAAAGACGATCACCACGACGAATTCGGCCATAGAGTCTCAACTGTCGCTGGAAGACGGCACGTACTTCGTGTTTGGCGAGGTGGAGGTTGAGGTTACGACGGCGGGCACAGGCTGGTTGCGAGCGCGGTTTGCAATTGACGCGGCCTCCCAGGATGAGACAGACGCATATGTCGAAGAGCCGACATCACTAGGGACGCTTGTGCTGGGGGCATTGCTGACGATCTCCGGCGGGCCGCAGACGGTGACGATCGAGGTGCGGAAGCAGAACGCCGGAGGTGCGGCGCGGGTGAATGAGGCGAATGCGGTAATCGTGGCGTTCATCCCGGCCGGCGCTGGCGCTGGTGGTGGCGGTGCGAGTGACCACGGAGCGTTGACGGGACTCGACGACAACGACCACGGGGCCATCTACTACACGGAAACGGAAGTTGATGCGCTGCTGGCCGCGCTGGACTACGCTGCGATCTCCGGCAACGACGGCGACACGGATGTCACAGGGGCGGAGCTCGAAACCCTGTCGGACGGGTCGGAGACGACGCTGCACAGTCACGCGGGCGGCGGTGACGTAGCCACGGACGCCATCTGGGACGCGGCGGGCGACCTCGCACAGGGCACGGGCTCGAACACGGCGGCAAGGCTGGCGCCGACTCAGAACGCCTTTCTCGTCTACAACGGCTCGACGCTGCTCTGGGACACCTCGCCCCCCATCGCCTCGTTGACTGACACGTCCGGCAACACGCGGATCGCGCTCGCGGCATCCTCGCCTAACGTCACGTTGACCGGAAATGTGAAGGTAAGCGGGGTAATCGCCGCGAACAACGCGCCGCCCAACGCCAACATCTTCTTCATAGGCCAGACCACAAGTGACCCTGACGGCAAGACGGGATTGTCGATCGGGATGGGGATTTCTGCCCCTGCTGCGGGCGCGGGCCAAGTCATTGGCGTCGGGGGATACTCCCTGATGAAGTCGAGCGCTACTAATGTAGCCGTGTTCGGCCTCGACTTCCTGGCGGGCTTTCAGGGCGTGGCGGGAACTCCAACGATCCCCCTGATCTCCGTTGTCCGGGCGACGCCGTTCTTGTTCGATAACGGGGTCACCTGCACCGAGCTCAATGTCTTTGACGCCAACGTGGGCTTCCTGACGACGGCGGGCGTGACGACGTTCCACGGTCTTTACGTCCGGGCCTTCAACTCGGCGAGCTTCGCGGACTACTACGGCGTTCGGGTAGCCAACGTCTCCAACCCGACCGGGAACATCTACGGCATCTACACCGACATGGTGGGCACCTACGCCCTGTTCATCGACGCCGGACTATCCAGGTTCGACGGCGACGGCACGCACATATTCGAGCTTCCGGCAGACGCAACCGACCCGACGAGCGGCGGCGGCGCTGCAATAGGGCGCGTTCCGGTGACCATCGGAGGAGTGACTAGACACCTTGCCTATTACTAGAGGAGCAAGCGCTATGGCGAGAACGAAGCAAGTCAACAAGGCAGACATCGAGTTCGATACCGCATACCTGTACCGGGAGATCGACGCCGAAGGCGTGGCGAAGGTATACGCCAACGTGGGCTATCGGATCGTGACGGTTGAGGGCGAGTCGTGGGGGCGGGAGTTGGAACGATTCGAGATCAAGGGGCAGGCGTTACAGCAGGTCGCCTCACTGTTTGCCGCGCTCAAGTCACACTTGGAATCGGAGGAAGGCATTGTCTAAGACTATCACCGGACTAGATCAGCCCGTGACCTTCATCGACGGGACGCCTGTCGGCGCGACTGTCGGGCGGGTGCTCGCCAACTCAGTGGCTCGCGGCGTTCATCCCGAAGCGGCGCTGGCGAACGACATCTCGCTCCGGCTGCTCAAGGCCAAGCAGGAAATCACACTCGACAAGATAGAGTTCGACATCGTTCAGCATTGCGTACAGCAGGATCAGCAGACGGCCAACTTTGCGAAAGCGCGGATGCTGGCGGCGTTAGAGGGCGCGACGAACGGCAAATGACAACCGTTGAGTGGGCGTCCCTGTTCTCGGTAGCCGGGTTCGTCGGCGTCGTGACGCTCGGGATTATTCTCGTGCATCGCGCTAACGTGGCGCTCACGCCCCTGAGTCAGAAGCGGGTCAATGTTGTGCTGGTGGGCGGGCTGTCGCAGCTTGCCGCGTTCTCGGCGATCCGGGCGTTGGCCAGTCCCTTGCGCTGGATCGACGCCACGGACGCCGTAGTCTATGCCAGCTTTGCAGTGTGGTTAGTGTTTGCCTTTGTGCTAGGAGGATTGGTGCGAGCCCGTGAATGATTTAGCTACCCTACTCGGCGCGGCTCTCGGTGGTGGGGCACTGACCTTTATAGGCAGGCTCTTACTGGGCGGCACAGTCCGACAGACCGACGCGGACCGGCTTTGGAAAGAGGCGTCCGAACTAAGAGACGAATACAAAGGGCGAGTGGAACGCCTCGAAGCGGAGTTGGCCGAGATGCGACAAGAGATGCAGAGATTCAAGGGGTGGCAGTACCAGGCTCGCGGGGTGCTGCAGGAGTGCGCGAACGGCAATCGAGAGCTCGCCAAAAGGATCGAGGCGATGAAGCTATTGGAGAGATCAGCATGACGCCGTGCACCCTAGCGTTCCTGATGCTGGTGGGAGGGACTATCGCGCTGCTGCTGCTCTTTCAGCCCGCACGTAAGCTGACACCGGCGCCGGAGTCTGTCTTCGCGGGAGGGACGAATTGAGCGAGACGTGGCTGAGTTGGTGCGAGAAGATACCCGGTCCGGCGTGGAAGCAGGGCTACTTCGGCATCCCCAATCGCCCGCTGTCCCTCATTGAGGGCGACGTGAAGCACTCGGCGGAGGGCGGCTGGGCTGCGCTACTCAACGAGATCAATCACCCGACGCGTCAGTCGTCATGGACGTTCGCGGTCCGCAAGGACGGACACGTCGTCCAGCACTACCCGCTGGAAAGCGTCACTTGGCACTGTGGTAAGCCCGGTGACTTGCACACCGAAACGGAACTGATTGGCAACGCGGCGTTGGTGGGTATCGAGCACGAGGGGAGGGCTGGCGAACCGCTGACTTCGAAACAAATCGAGTCAACCGTTCGGATCTCGCGTGATCTCCGGGCTCTGACTTTTGCCGGCGCGAACCCACCTGAGCTGGCAGTCAACCTATGGGAGCACAACTGGATCAGCAACGTCACGTCCTGTCCGTCGAACCGGGTTCCGTGGGACGTGATTCTAGAACAGCTTGAGGAGGAAGATATGGCGCTAGACGCAGACGCAAAGAGGTACATCGACGAGAGGTTCCGCGAGATCAAGTTCCTGCTGGGCAAGAGTCACTGGTTCGACGGCGACTTCGCGACGGATGAGAACGCGACGCTGGCGGGCTGGATCAACGGCAAGCTGAACGAGGGAACGCCGATCAACGTGACCCTGTCCGACGCCGACTTGAAGAAGGTAGGCGAGTTCGCGGCCCCGATCGTGGCCGCGGCGATCCTCGCCAAGACATTCGAGATCAAGGTGAAGTAATGAAGGTGTGGTACGGCTGGCCGACGTTCATTCGGGGTATCAGGACGATGCGACCGCGCGTGTGGCTGTCGTGGCACTGGCGCTTCGGCCCGTTCTGGCACTGGGAGCCGGGCTTCCACTTTCACAGCGCTGGCATCGCTCTCGGGCCGCTGATCTGCGGACTCTGGGACACCGACAACAAGGAGTAGGAGCATGAACTGGACGAAGCTGAGCGCCCGCGGACACCGGATCATCACGGCGACGGGAACGCTTCTGGGGACGATCGCGCTGCTGCCCGTGGCTGTCGATACCTCTGGCGGCGAAGTGAACCTACCGATCCCCCTGTGGGTCCTCGCCTGGTGCGCCTTCGCCGGACTGGTGACGCCGTTCCTTGCTACGTGGTGGCGTGCTGTTACAGGGCCAGCCGACGCTCCTTAGCGCGGGACAAGGCTCCAACTCCCGTCCGCCTCTACTTCCCAGAGGCAAGGGGGTTCGCCAAAGTTTACAACTGTACTCCCGGCCACGGGCCCGATTTCGTTGGCAATCAATTCTGTCCCGCTGGCGCAGTGGAGGCGGACGATGAAGTTGCGTTCGCCGGTGTGCGCTATTTCCCACGAACCGCCCTCTATCTCCTCAATGAGTAGACCGCTGGCGGAGTCTCCCTCTCCGGAGAACGCCGGATCGGTAGTCGTCGCCGGAGCCTCTAGCGTTATCGTCCACGCGCCGTCTGCATCCACATCGAAGACTACCGGCTCTCCTCCAAAGAGCGGCCGGCTTCCGGTGTATGCTCCGATCTTGTTTACCAGCAAGTCCTCTGAGTCGGCGCGGAATACGTGAACGATAAAGTTGGACTCGCCGCTGTGCGTCATCGTGACGATTGAGACAGGAGCGGGCGGGGTGATCGGATCAGTAGCCGTTGGCCCTGACCCCTGGATTTGAACGGGCGTGGGCTCAGGGGTTGGCTCCGCTGTCGGCTCGGCGGTAGGGGCTTCTGTGGGTGCCGCTGAGGGCTCTGGTAAGTCGGTCGGCTCGCCAGTTGCATTCTCAGTCGGTGACGCGGTGACGTTGGCAACGGCATCGCTCTGTGAGTCTTCGCTGCCACCTGACACAGCGGAAGCAATCACAATTATGAGAATCCACGCTGCGCCGGTTCCGATCGCTGCCCACTTTTGCCACCTACGTTCCTGAAAAATCACTCGCCATATCGGGAGTAGCACCAACCACTCGCCGATCTTCATTAGAGTACTCATTTCGTACCGTCCTTTCATTGGGCGCGATTATACACGCTGGGCGCATATTGCATTTGCCCCTGGATCGCTCGCTCTGCCCGTCCCCACTGGATGTAGCGGAGCGTCATGCTGATGTTTGAGTGGCCCAAGATCACCTGTAGATCATCGATATTCCCTCCGTTCTCAAGGAACCTGACGGCGAACGTGTCACGGAATCTGTGGGGGTGCGCCTTCGGGACGCCGGCACGATCTCCCATGCGCCGGATCGCCCAGTACAGGGTTCGCCGTTCGACGCCGAACACAGTCTCCGCTGGGCTCATGGATATGTGCGACTTGAGGAGTGTCTCCGTACGTGGCTCAATGCCAACCCAGCGTTGACGCGAACCCTTCCCGTGGATCAGCAGTCGCCCGGAGTGGACATCGGCGGGTTTGAGTGAACGCATTTCGCCGATCCGAATACCCGTGTTCAGCAGGACCGCCACGAGGACGCGGTCCCGCAAGGACGCGGCCGCAGCGTACAGAGCGCGGGCCTGCTCCGGGGTGTAGGGCTCGACGATGTTCGGCCTGACGCGGGGTTCCGGGATGCCGTTCATGGGGTTAGCCGCCAGGTATCCGGCGCGCACGCACCAGTTGAGAAACGCCCGGAGGTTCTTGTGGTGGTGAAGGACCGTCGCGGGCTTCGATGTCTGCCATAGGGAGTCGAAATATCCCTCGATAGCGTCACGGGTTAAGTGCAAGTGGGAGGCTCGTTTGATGGCTCCGGCGTAGGATTCGAGGGTGTCGGGGGAACGGTTCTTCGAGCGAAGATAGCGGAGATACTCGCGACCAGCGGCTATCCACAACGAATTCTGATTTTCCCCGCTCAAGTTAACCATAACCATATTGACTCTTAGTCGCGGGGCTGCGTAAACTACAAGGCGCAATGACTAGGGATACCGATAGGTTATAACATATGCAAATAACAGGCGTCAAGGTTCCAGAGTTGAAGTGTCGACGGTGCGGCCATACGTGGGTTCCGCGAAGAAACTATGAGAGCCTCGCGGAAATCCGAGTCTGCCCAAAGTGCAATTCACCGTACTGGAACAGGCCACGAAAGAGCGGCGACAAGAGAGAAGGAACTCGGTGACGCCTAGCACAGTACGCGTACGTAAGGAGCAACGTGAAGCACCCGCCCTCAAAGTGCTTGAGCGCTTGGGTGTTTGTAGCGACTGTGGGGCGCTGTGCTTCGGGCGAACTGGTCGCTGCCAGCGCTGCATGTTTGGCCCCCTCTCCCGGAAGCGCGTCAAGGAGATTCGCTCTCGGCTATCGGCCGGTGAGGGGCTGTCCTCTGTCGCGCGGTCCATGCGGATTAGTCGCCAGCGGGTTCATCAGCTTGCGAATCCAGACAAGCACGCTGCGCGGATAGCACTGGGGAACGCCGTCCGCGCGGGCGACATCGAAAAGCCTGACGCTTGTGAGAAATGCAGTTGCCAGGGAGCCCGCATTGAGGGACACCACGATAACTACGATCACCCCCTTGATGTCCGCTGGCTTTGCCCGCCGTGCCATTCGGTCGAGCACCCGCATCACCATCGCAACGACAAGGGGAAGTCGGCGTGAATGACTACTCCGTTACCCAACTCCATGACTTCGTGAAGTTACTGAACAAAGGCCGTTGCAAGAAGGGGTGTGACCTATGCCGGTAAGACGAGACTCGCGGTTCATCCACGCTTTCGAGGAGCCAGAGCACTACGCTAGCCCATTCCCCTATTTGATCGCGTTCGCCTGCGCCGGCGTCATCGTCCTGGGTGTCGTGATCGTGTTCGGGTGGAGGTGGGTGTGACTGAACAACTCACCCTTCCCCTGAGCGCCAAGCTAACCCAGGTCGAGCGCGTGTTGCGGATGCTCCAACAGGGGCCGGTGTGCAGTACGGACTTCCTCCGGGCCTACATGCCTCGCGCGGGGGCTCGCATTTTCGAGCTACGGCGGTCTGGGTTCGTCATCGAAACGCGCCGCTGTCAGATCCACGATCACGAGACGTACCAGATCGAGTACGTCCTCAAGGGGGCGATATGAGCCTGCCTGATCCTCCGCCCTGTCCTCGTTGCGGCGTTGCGGTCGAGAACGCTGGCCTATGCGTGCGCTGTTGGGATGGCGAACCAGTACCCCCCAACCGACACCGGCAAAGGTTCGGTCATGTCCGCGAGCCCAATGAAACGGGTACGGTCAACTGCCGTATTTGTGACCGCTCACGCCAACGCAAGCGCAGACAACTGCACAGAGAGAGGGTTGCTGCGTACATGCGTGAGTACAGGCTGAGGAACCGAGAGGTTATAAATGCGTACTCGCGTTGGTATATGCGACGAAGGCGGGGCGCGGCATGACGCTGGCCCTCGATGCTACGTGCGCCTGGTGCGGGATGGCGAACCCGATCTCGCAGACGATGTGCCGTCGGTGCGGCCACGATCCCCACAAACCTAAGAACCAGTGCCTATGTCCGAGGTGTCGGCATGGCTGAGACGACGTTCAGAGCGGCATCTGACTGCCGCACCCCCCAAGGGGTGACACCGGGCTCCGAGCCGTCCGGTGTCGCTCTGAGCGCCGCCCGAGCATGGAAGGTTCTCAGGTGGACGAATCGGACGTGCTACGAACTCCTACGCAACTGGCCTGGTCCACCGTCTACGCCGGGGCCTGAGACGCCGACAGCCAATATCAAGGGTGCTGGCTGCTGGGGAGAGGACTTTCGGGCCTCGGCGCGGAAAGCAAGAAAAAGCGGCTGAGAAACCAGCCGCAGAAGGAGACAGAGAAATGACCTCTGCAATCCAAGTAGAGCATACCAAAAGCCGCAGATCGCCGCCCGCTGAGACGCTTGACCAGAAGTGCAGAAGCGCCCTTGAGCGACCGTTTAAATGCGTCCACATCTGCATCCGTGACAACGCTCACGACGGCGTTCATCGGTGTGAATGCGGAAGGGAATGGAAATGCGTTCACGGGTGCGAGTGCGGGAGGGAGTGGAAGTGACCAACCAACACACGCCGGGGCCGTGGAAGGCAAACGGCACGATGCTGACTCCGGCAGGGGCCATTCTGATCTCAGCCCGAGACGGATACGGGGCGGATGTGGCATACGTGCCCGACGAGGCCAATGCCCGCCTTATCGCCGAGTCTCCGGCCATGCTGGAAGCGCTGGAGGCGACCACGCAAGCGCTTGAGACAGCGCTCAAGTACATCGCAAAGGGAAACGCTGACGGAGCCTTTGATGGATGCGCCTTCTCTGGCCAACTCGCCCACAAGAAGCTATCGCAGCGCCGCGAATCTGCCCGCGACATCATCGAGCGCGTGAAGGGAGAACCGAAGTGACAACCCACTCCCGACACCCGGACATCCACAACTTCGGACTCGCCGACGGCTGTGAACGGTGCCTGGAGCTTGCCCTCAACCCGTTCAACGGCCTGGACGAGAATGCTCTGACCGATCTAGCCGCGCGCGTGGCGGGCGACTCTGAGCCCCGGAGCGATGCGGAGGCGATGGCGATGCGACCGGTCCGGCTCACGATACAGCGGGCGGCATGGCTGATGCGGGTGGGTGTGCTGTGAATCACTGTCAGAGGTGCGGTGAGCAGGTTGCCGACGACGAAACCATGTGCGAAGCGTGCTGGCGCGACATCGAAGAGGACGACGATGACAGCCGTTGACACCGGCGCCCTGATCCGAAGGCTCCGTGAAGTGCGCGATATCGCCAACGACGCCAAGCGGGAGGGCGATCAGATCCGAAAGCTGCTGCTGGACATCATCGAAGATCAGGGGCCGCTGGTGGACGAGGAGTCAGGGCTCCGGGCCTACGTGAAGGAAGAGGCCCGGTACGAGTACGACCCGACGGCGCTCCACTCCCTAGTCGAGTCCGGGGTGATGTTCGAGCGGGACTTCGGCGAGTGTTTGAAGACGGTCGTTGACAAGAAGGTGGTTCAGGAGTGGGTGAAGAAGGGGCTGATAACGGACCGACAGCTCGCCGGGGCCAACGCGAAGGTACTGACGGGGACAGTCCGCAAGGTGGAAATCGAGGAGATAAAGCGTGGACGATCAGAGGAGTAGTATCGAGCGGCAAGTTGCACTGAAATGTGCGATGGAATACGGCATCGCCACGTCCGCAGACCCGGAAGCGATTATCGGGTACGCGGCGAGGTTTTACGGTTGGCTCGCCGCAGGCCACGAGCCACCCACAGAGCCGCCAGAGAGCGATGTGCCGTTTGAGGCGGGGCAGGCCCTTGCCAAGCCGAAGGCTCCGGTGTGCGCAAAGTGTAAAACCGTCATGGAGTTCAAGGACGGGGTATCAAAGAAGGATGGCTCCCCCTGGCAGGCGTGGTGGTGCCCGAAGGGGACGAAGGACGATCCCCACCCGAAGATTTGGCTATGACTCTCACCCCCGCAGAGAAGGCGCTTATTTATGTGTCGATCCCCGGTCGCCCCGTACCTTGTCCGCGCCCACGAGTCGGCGTCAAGGGAACTTACTACCCGGAGGGCTACACCGTGTGGCGCGACGCTGCCCAACGGTTGCTGAGGGACGCGTGCGTGCGGCAGAACGGCGGCCGGCTACTGACTGGGCCGCTGTCGCTCGAGGTGACATTCCAGGGCGCTCACGGCTCCGCTGATCTGGACAACCTTGTGAAGTCGGTACTGGACGCAGCTCAGGGAATGATCTTCGACAACGACCGGCAAGTGGTTCAGATCCAAGCGCTCAAACTTCGGGGCGGGACGGTGGGCACGGTCGTAAACATCGTTTCCGTGGACCCGGACGAATTGGAGGGAGACGAGTGGTGATCGAGAAGGAGTTGTCGGAATGAGGAAGTGGATTTCGATCGCGTGGGGAAACCCCGATATGGGCGTGCAATGGGAAGAGCGCCGAGTTATCGCCGACGTTGACGGACTCCTGGCCGTTCACAAGGTGCCGGAATCGGACGGGCTGTATTCGGCGACCCACGTTCCCAGTGGCTACGCACTTGGGCACTTCCAGAGCCGTGACAACGCGATCGTCTTCCGAGAGGGCGTCAAGGACGTGTGGGACTGGGCGAAGGCTGACCCCCGAAAGAAGGGAAGTGGCGTTCCGGCGAAGGTCTACAAGCTCGTTAAGGAATTGCGCGCCGGATGTGGTGGCGTCTAGTGAAGGGACTAACCCTACTCTCCGATCGCGGTCACTTGTTGCTGTGGTGCTACTGCGGGGACTGCCGTGCGGAGCGGGCAGAACGTGACCTGGTGTACGACTTTGAAGCTGAGGATGGTCTATCCCGGCGCGACCACGAGCGGCAAGTGAAGATCGGGAACGCCCGGATAAAGGATCGCCTTGCAAGGGGAGAGCCGGCATGGCTGTAAGGACGGTAGCGGCGGCGATTTGCCCGGAGTGCTCGAAGGTGAAGTGCTACGAACACGATGAGGGTTTCGCGGAGTTGATTGCGTGGCTAGGGTCGTCGGGGTACTCGCAGGCGCGGATCGCCCGGAGG